AATGAAAAACAATATGTATTATTTTGTACGAATTAATACACGTTTTAAAATCAAAAAGAATATGTTACCATTCGTACAGGTTAAACATTCTTTACTTTATAAATCAACCGAGATACTCGAAACATCTGATTTTAAAGAGAGAAAAACAGGAAAGTATAGCAGATATTATCGCACACCCGATAATGAGATTCACGACACAAACGTGACATTGACATTGACAATGACAGATTTTGAATTGTTAAAAGAACACTATGACCTGTATGATTTAAAGATAATAAGCGGATGTTATTTTAGCACTGCCGTTGGATTATTTGATGAATACATTAACAAGTACAAGAAGATAAAAATGGATTCAAAAGGCGGTAAACGTACAATAGCAAAACTGTTCTTAAATAATTTGTACGGAAAGTTGGCAAGTTCGACGTCATCAAATTATAAGATTGCAATAGCAGATGACACAGGCATTATACACTATGGTGTAGTACCCGATAATTCAAAGAAAGCCGGTTATATTGCTATTGGTAGTGCGATAACATCATATGCAAGAAATTTTACAATCAGAGCCGCACAGAAAAATTACTACGGTGTAAATAAAAGAGGTTTTATTTATGGTGATACCGACAGTATTCATTGTGATTTACAACCGTCCGAGTTCAAAGGAATTAAGGTTGACGATAATGATTTTTGCTGTTGGAAACTTGAGAGCAGTTGGGATATTGGATATTTTGTCCGCGCGAAAACGTATATCGAACACGTTACAGGTGAAAATCAAAAGCCGATTGAGAATCCATATTATAATGTAAAATGCGCCGGTATGCCACAAAGACCAAAAGACCTATTTATTTCATCTTTGACCGGTAAAAAAACAATTCAGATAAACGAAAACGAAACACGCGAGATTACACCTCAAACAGAAGAAGAACAGGAGTTTTTGAAAACAAAAAGAGAGATAACAGATTTTAAAGAGGGATTGCAAGTGCCGTCAAAGTTAAAGCCGCATAGAATCAATGGTGGTGTAATTCTTGAAAATGAAATGTACACTATGCGCCCGATATTTTAAAAAGGAGATTTAACGATATGAAAACATCTAAAAAATTAATGAAAGCTATAAGTGAGATTGCAAATTTTGATTGTGTCAATGTGAATTGCATGGACTGTCCGTTTTTACGAAGCGTTAAGGAAACGGATATGTGTTTATCAGCAGAAATGAAAGTAATTCAGTTGGCATTATTAACTGAAGCGGCAGAAAAAAGGTAGTACAAAATGTACTACCTTTAATATATCTATAACACTTGAATAATGAAAGCCGATACACAAAGTCGGATATACAACCAGCGGAATTTATACCGTGTGTTCCGATTGTACATTCATCAAAACAAGTGTAGATACCATTAATAACTAACTAATTTTAAAATACACTCTTTACATTGTAGATTCTTAAATCTGAAGCAACCGTGTTCAAAGTAATAACGTAAATTTGCAACCAAAAAGTCATTGGATTTTAACATTACATAATTTATATTCATATCATCTGTAGTCAATGCAAGTCTTAGTGGGAAAGTGCTATCCGCTTTATCGTCACAATAAACAATACCCGAGTTCTGATATTCTTTGATTGCATAGTTTTTGTTTTTGTACGAAACAGTGCAGACATATTTTGAACGTCCTGTCGGAGTTTCGATAAACGTCATATTATCGTTCAAATATACACCTTGTTCATTGTACGAGTTATAAGTAGAATTTGAAAAGGCATTATTAAATGCACTTTCTTTTTGTACCCTACTTGCACTGTCATTATATCCCTGTTCTACGACAAACCCGTTTCCTTTTAAGAACTTAGTATTCTTTTGCAGTCTTTCAGATATACCGAGTGCGACATAATAAGGATTGAGAAGTGATACAGGATTCCCGATTAGAATAACAGGTACATATCGCACTTGTTTATTATTCCCACGTGCAACGGATGTATGAATGGACTGTAATTTCTGAACTTCTTTATCGCAGTAGTGATTCGTTTCACTTTGAAATTCATCCATTATCATTAATTCTACGTCATTAAAAATGTGACTGTATTTTTTCAGTGCGTCCGCAGAATTTAAAGTTACCGCATATCCGCATTTTTCATCATTCAGATACAATTCGTGATAAATGCCGTTTGCTTTTCTTTTGCTTGTAAACGTGTCATTAGGAAAAAATAATCCCTTTATGTCATTAAAGAATTTTTCCGCAACATCATCTAATTCATAATTGAATCTGTATATAGTCATAAATTTTGACTTATTTTTTTTAAACCGATTGACGGCTAAACGGTTAAAATATGTGGTTTTTCCGCCTGTTCTATTAGTTGTCGAAATATAAATTTCGGGTTTATTACCGTTAATATCTTTTAATGACAATAATTTTGTACCGTCATAATACATATTCTCACTTCCTTTTTTGATTTCTCCCTTATTATATATCCTTGATTAAAAAATGTCAATATTTTTGATAAAATTTATTGACAAATTAAATTAATGTGATATAATTAATATGAATTTAAGAGAGAAAGGCGAGGTTGACGAAATGAGCGATACGTTATCATTAGTGGCTACATATGTAGCTAATTTAGGATTTCCGATTGTGATGTGTGTTTTTATGTTTCGATTCTTTTCTAACGAATTTAAAACATTGACAGACGCCGTTACGAATTTATCGGAACAGCTTAAAATCTACACAACGAAGTTGGACGAAAAAGAAAAGGAGTAGTGAATAATAATTATGAAGTTTGGAATTGATGTTTCAAAGTGGCAAGGCAAGTTTGATTTTGCAAAAGCTAAAAAAGAAAATAATATCGAATTTGCAATATTAAAAATAGGTGGTGGAGATAATATCTGTTATAATGATTCAGAATTTGAATCTAATTATAACAAGTGTAAATCAATTGGATTACCTGTTGGGTGTTACTTCTTTGGTCACGCGCTCGATAAAAATACGGCTATTGCAGAAGCAAAGTATTGGTGTGATTTAATGAAAAATAAACAATTTGAATACCCTGTATTTTATGACGTAGAGGGCGATATGCTCAATTTAAGTAAAAGAGAATTAACAGATGTAATTAAATGCGTTTTGTCATACGTAGAAAGTCGTGGATATTGGGTAGGAATTTATACGTCACACAGCCATTTTGAATCAGAAGTTTTCGATTCAGAATTAAAACGATACTCACATTGGGTTGCTAGTTGGCAAGTAACACAAAAACCAATATTAACACAGGGTGGTTCAACGCAGATTTGGCAATTCGGTGGTAGTAAAAATTCAATGCGTTCAACAAAGATTAACGGTATCACAGTTGACCAAAATTACTGTTATATGGACTATGAAAGTAGAATCAAAGAATTAGGATTAAACAATTATAAGAAGTCAGAACCGAAATTGTATACAGTTGTCAAAGGCGATACCCTGTGGGGAATTGCTAAAAGATTCTACGGAAACGGCAGAGAATATAACAGGATTATGAAAGCTAATAACTTAAATTCAAGCCTCATTTATGTGGGCGAAAAATTGATTATACCGGAAAAGGAGTGATGTTGTAATGGCAGTCAAGACAAAAGACGAGATTTTGCAGAGTGTTAAGTCAATAATTGGCGAAAGTACAGACGACAGTGCTATTGAATTACTTGAAGATATCACAGATACCATTAATGACTACGACGAAAAGACCAAGGAAGATTGGAAAGCAAAGTACGATGAATTAGACGAATCGTGGAAAAAGAAATATAAAGAACGATTTTTCAATGACGGTAGTGAGATTGAAAAAGAAAAAGAGAAAGAAAAAAAGAAAGAAAAAGAGAAAGAAATTGAAGAAGAAAAAGACGAAACAGAAATAACATTCAATGATATTTTTGAATAATAAGAAAGTGAGGTAATTTTAAATGCCTGTAAAACCAAAAACAAAAACATTAACAAATTCAACTGAACAGATTCTCAATGCTATCAGAAATTCAGCATCAATCAATTATCAGAATTATGTTCCGATTGCAACAAAAGACGCGGAAAGTATTAAAGAAATTGGCGCGATAATAATGGACTATCCGAATTTACAGAACGAGTTTTTGTCATCACTTGTAAACCGAATAGCGCGTGTGATTGTGACATCTAAGATGTACGAAAATCCGCTTGCAATGTTCAAAAAAGGATTCGTAGAATTTGGAGAATCAATCGAGGAAATTTTTGTGAACATTGCAAAGCCTTTTGAATATGACCCACAGACGGCAGAGAGCGAAGTATTCAAGCGAGAAATTCCAGATGTCAGAAGTGCTTTTCACGTTATGAATTATCAGCATTTTTACAAAGTAACAATACAGGAAAATGACTTGAAACAGGCTTTTCTTTCATATGAGGGTGTAACAGACCTTATTACCAAAATTGTAGACAGTGTTTATACAGCCGCGGCATATGATGAATTTCTTGTTACAAAATATATGCTTGCAAAGCATATTATTAACGGTATGTCATACCCGTATACAGTTCCGACAGTATCAGCCGAGAATATGAAGAAAATCACTAGCAAAATAAAAGGTATATCTAACAACCTTGAGTTCATGAGCGATAAATATAATATCGCTAGGGTCAGAACACTGTCAAAAAAGGACGAACAGTATCTCATTATTAATTCAGACTTTGACGCAGAAATGGATGTTGAAGTTTTAGCAAGTGCTTTCAATATGTCGAAAGCGGAGTTTATGGGTCACAGGGTACTTATTGACGGGTTCGGAGAACTTGATATTGACCGCCTTAATATCCTGTTTGCGAACGACCCAACATACACAGAGATTAGCGCAGACGTTTTAAATTCTCTTAACGAGATTCCGTGTGTTCTTGTAGACAAAGATTTCTTTATGATATTCGATAATATGGAACAGTTTACAGAGCAGTACAACGGACAGGGTTTGTATTGGAACTATTTCTATCATAATTGGAAAACATTTAGTGTTTCCCCGTTTGCTAACAATATAATGTTTATCCCAGTCGAACCGACAGTCACAGCAGTTACGGTCACACCGTCAACCGCGACAGTATCACAGGGTCAGTCAATACAGTTATCTGTTAAAGTAGACACAACAAACTTTGCGTCACAGGCGGTTAATTGGACTGTCAATACAGACAATGTTACAGTTTCCAAGACAGGTTTTGTTACAATCGGAGATAGTGTTGCCAAAGGTACAGAAATTACTGTTACAGCTACAAGCGTTTATGATAACACTAAGACAGGAACAGCGACTATTACAGTCGCCTAAAAAATATTTACGGGGCGAGAAATTCGCTCCGTAAAATAAGGAGATAATGCAGATGTATATTGAACCAAATACGACAATAAAATTATATAAGAATGTTCCTTGTGACAGCGAGTACATCAACACCTTATTTTTTGCAAATAGAACCGCGCAGAATAATTATTTTCACGGAACAGCAAACCTTGTAACAACGCTAGAACATCAATCATATACACGACAGTCACGAAATTCAATACGAATACAGGGAAATATATCTAGCATATTTCAGTGTAACTATATGGCTTTTCAAAATGCTAGTTTTATGTCAAAATGGTTTTATTGTTTTATCACAGATGTTGAGTATGTCAATAATGTAACGGTTGAGGTTACATATACGATTGATTATATACAGACATTTTTACTTGACTGCAAATTAAATCAGTGTTTTATAAAGCGGAATCACACATTATCAGATGATGTTGGAGATAATATCACACCCGAAAATATAGCAGTAGGAGAATATGTATTTTCAGATGATAGTGCTATAACAGAATTATATTTTAGGGGAATGCTTATAGCCGTAAACTATGTTGATGTTGACGGAACACAGCATTTTGGTGGTAAATATGACGGAATTTACAGTGGCTCTAAAATTAAAGTTTTCAAAGAAGATGACATAGAATCGGTCAATTCATTTATTGATAAATATTATGCTAAAGAAAATTCTATATTGTCTATATATATGCTTCCAGAATTTTTTGTAAATGAAGATGTACCGACAGGTGGACTTGAACTTTCATACCCCTTTTTTGACACATCTGGAACAAATACTAAAGTTTATTTAACAGACTATTATTTAAAAGGCATTGAAAGTTTTGGAAATTATGTTCCAAAAAACAAAAAACTTTACACATATCCATATCATTTTTTGCAGTTGTCCACGGGTGACGGTAAAACTTTAAATTTAAGATATGAATTTTTTGAAAAGTTAAAACCGATAATACGTTGTTGTGGTGTAATAACTCAACCTGTTTCGTGTGTAATATATCCCGATAGTTACAAAGGAACATTCGGCGGAAGTGAAATGGAAGCATCAAGACCGTTATACAACGAGCAATTAATAATTGATAACTTTCCAGTGTGCAGTTTTGCCAACGACAGTTGGCGAAAATACGCACAGTCAGCACTGCCTTTGCAATTATTTCAAGGGTTAGGAAAAATTGGAGTAAATTATGTTAGCGGTGTTGCAAGTAGTAAAATATCGGGAACAGCTACAACTATCGGAACAGGCTCAACAGTTAGCGGAATGATTACTAGTGGATTACATCAACAGCAAAATGATGTATCAACCTTGCGTGATTTAGGGTCACTAGGGATTGACATATTATCAAATATGTACAATGCAAGTGTTTTAACAGCCGATACAACCAACGGTTCATTTTCACACGGTAATATCAATCGCGCAAGTGGATATGATTTACTATATGCGAGTAGGTGTCACGTTACCGAAGAAATGGCAAGATGTATTGATGATTATTTTACAAGATTCGGGTATGCTATAAATAAGGTACTACCTGTACAAATAAACAATAGACCACATTGGACGTTCATTCAAACACAGGGATTGACTGCAACAGGAAATTGTCCGACAAGTGCAATTAGTAATATTTGCAATATACTTGATAAAGGAATTACGTTTTGGAAAAATGCTAGTGAAGTAGGCGATTATTCACTTGATAATTCTAACACGACAGGAGAGTGATTTTTAAATGAGAAAATGTAAAAAAGTACCGAAAACAGCTTTCGGGGAATCTTTGCAGACGAATGATACAACATACATTCAGTATTTCAACCGCTTAATGGAATTATCCATATCAATGTTCGAGTGGAAAAATTTACCCACGGGAGTGGATTCTCGATTTTTGGAACTTGCATTATTCAATGACGGACAGGCGGTTTTCTTTTATGATAATGACGCAGAAAGTTATTGTGCTTTACAGTGTATGATTGGTGGTAGACTTAATATCTATCGAATACCGATTGATAGAAAAGCATATGCGGTAAACGGGTATAACAAAAATCTAACTAATAAAGATAGTGTTATTATCTACAACAATTTAATACATACAAATTCTGTATTAGATGTTTTAAATTTTGCACAAAGATTATATAATCTTGATAGGATTATTGATGTAAATGCAAACGCGCAGAAAACACCGATTCTAATTACGTGTGATGAAAACGAAAGATTAAGTTTCAAAAACATCTACAAGGAATATGACGGAAATATGCCTGTTATCTACGGCACTAAAGCAATCCGCCCCGATTCATTTAAGGTTTTGACTACAGGTTCTCCGTATGTGTGCGATAAAATCTATGCATTAAAAACACAGATATGGAATGAAGCATTGACATATTTGGGAATTTCTAATACATCTTTTCAGAAAAAAGAGAGATTAATTTCAGACGAAGTTTTAAGGTCACAAGGTGGTACAATCGCTAGTAGATACAGCAGACTTAACGCAAGAAAACTGGCTTGCGAGGAAATTAATAAAATGTTTGGACTTAATATTGATGTCGATTTCCGTGACGATTACAACCCCGAATTATTAACGAAAAGCGAGGTAATGACGGATGAGTAAATACACAACAGAAGTTAGATATATATGCGAGGAATATTTCGGTGGTAATACTTCCTTAAATTATCCAAGTATAAATAACGTAATTCAGAAAGCATTACCGAAAATTTTTGATTTTGATTTCCCGATTTTTGATGAAAATTATAGAAATGTTCTTGAATCAAAAATCATTAGACATTTTTATACACGCGAAATAGGGTTTGAAACTGTCGCATTGTGGAAATTAAAATTACAAACTAAGTTACAGGAAATAATGCCGTTATACAATCAGTATTACGAAAGTGCGTTATTAGAATACAATCCATTACAGACAATGAATATCACGACAAAAAGCAACAGAAAAACAGACAGTACCTCAAGCGATAACAGAAATAAAAATACTAAAACGACAGGCACAGACACAACAAATACATTATCAAATTCAACCGATACTACACACAATAAAAGCACAGAAAAAACAAAGGGGGATAAGTGGGATTTATACAGCGACACACCTCAAGGCGGATTAACAGGTGTTGAGAATGAAACCTACTTAACAAATGCAAGAAAAAACACAGATGATTCTACGATAGACAATACACAGCACGGAACTGTTACAGGAAAAACGACAGGAAAAACAGATTATACGCGAAACACAAATGTAAACGAAAGTAGCAATGACAGCGGAAAAAGAAATAACACAGATAATTATTTGGAAAACGTAACAGGTTTTAGTTCATCAAACCCAAGTGAATTAATAATAAAGTTACGAGAAACTTTTATTAATATTGATATGCTTGTTATTGATGAGTTAGAAGAATTGTTTATGTATTTATGGTAAAGGAGATAACAAAAATGTATGGAAATAATAACATAGGTTATATGAATAATGCTTTTTGTCAGAAAGTATTACCGCTAACATATGATGAGAGTTTAAGTTATTACGAGTTTTTGTGTAAATTAACAAACAAACTCAATGAGGTTATTAATTGGGCGAATGGCAGTCTTGAACAGACATTAATTAATTATGTTGATAACAGATTTGACAATGTAATGATTAATGCAATTTATGACGAAAAGACCGAAACAATAGTATTTGCAAAGGGAGTGATTAAGAATGAGTGATTTTGATAAAATAGATTTGTATGGTACAACCTACAATGTAAAAGATAGTACAGCTAGAAATGATTTGGAATCAGTAAAGGCAGACGTACCTATTATTAGTTATGACGAAACTAAAACACAAATAAAAGTAACGAAAGGAATTTAATTATGAGTGAAAATTTTGTAACAAATTTTGATGTCTTAGGAAAAAACGTCAAAATTAAAGACGAAAATGCAACAAATGAAATTAATACTATTAAAGAAAAATTACCGCTTTTTGAAAAGAAAACAGGCTTTAAATCGAATGACTTAGACATTCATTATCTTTGCAGATTTTACCGTGATTATATGTATAAGTCCGATACAGAACAGGCAATACAACAGGGTTGTGCGATAATTGATGATAGTACGGCAGTATGTATTACCATTGATGTCAATTCTACTTATGCCACATTGTGGAAATACAATTACAAAACAGGCAGTATTTTGAACAGCAAAAGTGGATTAACAGGATTAGGACACGCAAATGACGCGACATACAATCCTGTTAGTGGATATGTGGAAGTCGCGTTGAGTTATTCAAAAGGCTTAATGAGAATAAATCCAAACACACTTGCGATTGTTGATACTGTCGCAACGGATTACACATTTACAGCAGTTAGTTATGATAAGAAAAGTAATGTTCTGTATGGTAGATTAGGAGATACAGTTTATAAGATGAATCCGAGTAATTACAATCTCATATCATCAAAGGTATTAAATGAACCGAGTATTTTAACGGACAGAATATCTCACGAAGAAACATATAGGCAAGGTATGATGTGCATTGACGGATTAATTGGCAACATATATTGGAATCCGAATACAATCATATTTTACGATTATGACACAAACGAGATTATACGGTACTACAATTTACCGAAAGTTGCGAACGAGGGAAACCCTGTTATGGAAATTGAAAGCGGAGATTTTATAACAGACAGCAAGTTTATATTTGTAACGAATCACAATTTAGGAAACGGCTACAAAGAGGGTACTACTTTTTATGAATGTGATTTAAACGAAAATACCATAACAGCAGATTTATTCCGTAGTATTACATCTACACCAACAGCCGCTATGTACTTGTATGTTGACGCAACTGCCACAACTAATTCTCCAACAGGTACTAAAAATGCTCCGTTTAGATATTTACAAGAAGCGATAAATTGTGCGTTGTGCAGAAATAATAATTCCGTCACAATACAGCTTTTAAGTGCCGGAGATTATGGTGTATGTTATATGAATGGATTAGAAACACCTATTAGAATTTTGGGTATAACAGGCGCGACGATAAATGGTATCTATGTTGAGAGGTCAAATAGTGTTGATATTAGAGATATAATACTCAATCCTGTATTAAGCGGAAATGTAACATTGCCTATTACCATTAATCAGTCAAGTGTTACACTTGAAAATTGCACAATAAACGGTTTGTCCGCACCAAGTAATTATTATTGCGTTGTATCAAATGCAAAATTGACATTATACAAATGCAATATTACAGCTAACAAAGCAACATCATATAAAGTCGTTTTTATGACTGGCGAAAAATCAAGCGAAATAAGTGTAGCTGAAACAAATTACAGCGGAGCAAATTTACCCGAGTTTGCTAAACTTTCTGGAAATAGCATATACAATAAAAGACCGTGCGGAAATATATCAACAATCATATATAATGGCGGTTGGGGCGATACGTCGTGCTTGAGGGTATGCGAAGCGCAGACCATGAAAATCGGTAAAAATTTAACAATGGTAAATACTGATAAAATAAAAACGTTAGGTTTTGAACACAATTTAATGCAAGTAGTATTTGCAATAGGTGGTTCAAGATTTCCGTTTACGTTTAGATTATACGAAGAAGCATTTACACAGCAGTTATCTTTTATGACTAGAATGAATGGTGTTTGGTACAGGTATGTTATTGTGTTAGGTGTCAATGGAAATACCTACTCAATGTCAGTTAACAATATTATTGCAGTAGCTGAAAATCCTAACGGAACATACAGTCCAACAAACCTTGAATCAACCGACACAAATTATCCGAAATTAAACGGGGTAGAAATT